AAGCTATTGGCAAGAATGACGAATGGTTGATTATCATGGTTGCTGGTATTTTTTATGAATATCGCGTGTCAGAAAAAGAACTCGGGGACGCATTAGATGCGCTTACTCCATTTTTTGTCCAGGAGGGGTTTAGTGATGCCGAAGAGACCGACGAATAAGTTGAAATTCACAGCCAATTTATTAAAACTTGGAGAGATCATTAATCCTGAAACGGATCGTATTGAGATGGGATATCCTAAAGATCGCGATTTGAAATATAACAACATTGGTGTGACTGCCACTGATAAATTCACGACAAAAGATGAAAATGAAATTGTGAAAAAGATTGAGGTCCGTATTGATCGTACGATTGAAAATAACCAAAAAAATTATCGTGTTCAAATTGGCGAGCGTATCTACAATATCGAACGCATTTACGTACGGGAAGAGGATCGAGTGATGGAGGTGTCTTTATCCTATGCCGGTTAGTTTCCAACAATTAAGAACGATTTTAAAACAATCAGGCTTACCTGTGTATCGTGATGAAGCTCCCACTACTGCAAAATATCCATACATTGTCTATGAATTTGTCAATGAGCAGCAAAAGCGAGCGTCCAATCAGGTTTTATATGATCGCCCTTTATATCAGATTGCCCTTGTTACAAATGGCATAGAAAGTGATTTAGAACCTTTAAAGGATGTGTTCAATGCCAATGGAGTTTCCTATGAACAATTTGACGGTGTTCCTTATGACGAGAACGATACCACCGTGACGCAATTTATCACGTACGTGAGGTGCATAAATGGCTAATCATAATGGTTTCGCAGATGCTTTAAAGCAAATCAATACCTTAATCAATGTGAATCAGCAAGTAGCCTTAGACACATTGGAAGAAGCGGCTCAATATTTTGTTGAAAAATTACGTCCGAAAATTCCTGAAAGTAAGAGGAATAAAAAACATTTACAAGATGCGCTAAAAGTTGTGGTGAAAGGTGATAGGGTCCAAGTTATTTTTGAAGGAGATTTCTTTTATTGGCATCTTGTGGAACATGGTCACAGAAAAGTAAATGGTGGAAAAGTCAAAGGAAGACATTTTGTTAGAAATACCATCGATAAAGAATCAGAAAAAATAGCCAGTATGATGCTGAATAAGATTATTAAGAAAATGGGAGGATGATAGGACATGACCGTAACACAAAAAGAAATTCAATACAGTGTCGGGATAGAAGATTTATATATTTGCATGATGGCGACCGAACCAGCCGATGCCGTACCAACATTTAATGAAGATATTTACAAGCAAACCAACATTACCGATTTAACGATCTCCACCACGTCCACAAATTTCACAAAATGGGCATCCAACAAGAAAATTATTAATATCACGAAAAACACAGCGTTTGGATTAGCCTTCAATTTAGCTGGGTTGAATCGTGAAGTAAAAGATAAAATCTTCGGAAAAACACGAACCAAAGGTATTTCATTTGAAACCGCAGCGGCAAAAGAATATCCCAAATTTGCAGTAGGGGTTATTTTCCCTCTTAATGATGGAACGAAACTAGCCCGCTGGTATCCACGTTGCACGGTGGCGCCTGTTGAAGAATCTTGGAAAACACAAAATGAAGAAATGACGGTGGATGACATCGCCTATACGATCACTGCAGATCCATTACTATTTAATGATAATACAGTGGCTGAATTAGATACCGGTGCAGCTGAAGCAGCAGGTGTAACAGTAGAAGACTTTCTGAAACAAGTAGTTTTTGATGAATCGCAAATCGAAACATTATTCCCAACTACCCCATAGAGGAGCGTGAAAAAATTGGCGAAATTAAGTGATTTAGTCAATATCAACATTAACCGTGATACCATTCAGATCCAAGGAGTGAGTATTCCGGTTATTTTTACATTTAAATCTTTCCCCTATGTGGAGGAAGCATATGGGAAGCCTTATCATATTTTTGAAAAGGATATTAACCGAATGCTTCAAAAAGGGACGCTCACACTCGGTAAGAATGAAGTTAAACTGATGAATGCGTTGATTTATGCGATGGTCCGCAGCGGTGGAACGGAATGTACACCCTATGAGCTTGAAGCCTCTATTCCATTGAATGATCTACCAGCTATCTTTGAAACAGCCTTCCATATTTTCAACAATCAAAATTTCCAGCGTGATGATATGGAGAAAATCAAAACGGAAAAAAAGTAGTGAACATACTGACAAAAAACAAGGAATCTCAATCTGAATTGGATTGGGATTTTTACTTTTTTGTTGGTAATACGCTTTTAGGTTGGAGCATGGAAACCTTTTGGAATGTGACGCCCAATCATTTTTTAAAACAATTTTTGATGTATCTGAAATATAACAACCCGGATGCGTTAAAAAAAGAAAAGAAAATCTATACGTTAGATCAAACACCATTCTTATAGAAATGGGGTGAGAATGTGGCCGATAAAGCGAACAATGTCGTTCTGAATTTTAAGATGGATGGGCAAGTGGAGTACGCGAAAACCATTCGTGAAATCAATGCGATTATGAATACGGCTGCTAAAGAGTATAAAAATCATGTGGCCGCAATGGGAACGGATGCAGCAGCCACTGATAAGCTACGAGCCGAAAAGAAAAAACTCGAGATCCAGATGGAAGCAGCACAAAAAAGAACACAGATGTTGCGAGAACAATATGAACAGATGTCGAAAAGTACCAAGACAACAACGGGGCAATTGGCACAGATGTATAGTAAATTGCTTGATTCTGAACGTGCTGAAATTTCCCTTCAAAAATCATTAGATCGCGTGAATGAGGGTTTATCAGACGAAGCGCAAGAAGCACGAGCCGCAAGTGAAAAGCTGAATGATTTAAAAGACGAAAGTAAATTGCTAGAAGCAGAACAGAAAAAGTTAGTCAGTGAGTTTAAGTTGCAAAATGAAGCCTTAGATCAAAATGCAGATGAAAGTGAAAAAACGGCACTGGCTCAAAAACAATTAACCAGACAAATGAATCTGACGGAAAAAGTGGTTAAAAACTTAGAACAACAGTTAGCTTCTACTAAAAAAATCTATGGTGAGAATTCAGTCGAAGTCAAACAGATGGAAGCTAAATTGAATGAAGCTAAAACGACTATAAGTAACTTTAAAAAATCACTTGAGAGTATTGAAACTAGTGGTAAGAAAGCGAAAAAGTCGTTGAGTGGTATCGGTAAGGGGATGCAAGCAGTTGCAGGGGCAGCACCAACCGCAGCTATTGGCGGATTAGTATCTAGTATGGAAGATTATAATATTGTGCTCGCAAGGTTGAAAACCAATGCTGATCAAGCAGGTTTAAGTATGGAAGATGTGAATGGTGCGTTTAATCAAATGCAGGTAGCATCTAATGACGCTGACAGTTCAGTAGAAGGGGTATCAAATTTAATTGCGGCAGGATTTGACCCATCACAAATATTAGCAGCATCGAAAGCAATTTCGGGAGCTGCTATTAAATGGTCTGAGACTCTAAATGTAGAAGGTTTATCGGATGCCGTACAAGAAACAATTGCTGGTGGTAAATCAATCGGTATGTTCGATGAATTACTATCGCGTTCCGGAGTCAATATTGATAAATTTAATCAAGGTCTTGCGGAAGCATCTAAAACAGGACAAGCGCAACAATATGTATTTGAAAGATTAACTACATTAGGATTAGGCGGATATTTAGACAAATATAAAGAATTGAATCCGGAAGTTGCAAAGCAACAAGAGTCACAACAAAAAATGACAGATGCACTTTCTAAATTATCGCTTGTTTTATCTCCATTGATTACTTTTTTAGCCGAATTTACAACAAAATTAGTTGAGTTCGCAAACGAAAATCCAAAATTAACGGCAGGTATTGCAGCTGTCACTATGGGAATAGGTGCATTAGTGGCAGCCGCATCATTATTAGCGCCAATATTTACAGCGGTTGCAACGGTGGTTGGGGGTGGCGTCGCCGTTAGTTTTGGTGCATTGGCAAGTGCAATATTACCGGTTATCGCCGTTATTACAGGTGTTGTTGCCGCCGTTATAGCCGTTATAGCTATTATAAAAAACTGGGGTAAAATAACGGATTGGATTGGTGATAAATGGGATAAATTAAAGTCGTGGTTATCTGAAATTTGGACAGGTATTAAGGTTGTGGCCAAAACCATTTGGGATGGTATAAAAGTATATTTTATGACTGTACTAGGTATTTATAAAACAATATTCACAGGTGTTTGGAACATGATTAAGGCTGTTGTTTTGGGGGTATGGAAGGGTTTAAAAACTTCAGCTACAACTGTATTTAATGGAATTAAAACAGTCATCAGCACTGTTTGGAATACGGTTAAATCCGTCACATCATCAGTGTGGAACGGGATTAAGAGCGTTATTTCAAGAGTGTGGAATAGCATAAAATCGACAGCTACAACTGTATTTGGAGGAATTAAAAATACAATATCAAAAGTGTGGAATGCCATAAAATCCACGACCTCAACTGTCTGGAAGGGCATTAAAAATGCTATTGTGAATCCGATCGCTAACGCAAAAGACAAAGTAGGAAGCATTATAGAAAAAATCAAAGGTTTCTTCAGCAAGATGAAATTAAAGATTCCTAAAATCGGCATGCCAAAGTTACCACACTTTAA